CGGCGGAGGCTTCACAGGAGCGGGGGGAGGGGGCTGTGCCGCTTGTTGCGCCGCTTGCGCGGTGCGCTTCATCGCCCTCTCACCTGCCTCGCCTACGCGCTGAAACGACTCCTCGAGTTTGCGCGCAGCCGCCTCGACCCTCGAGTCGTCGATCGTGACCGTTATCTCTGAGCTATGTTTTTGTTGACTCATCCCCGTCTCCTCTGTTGCCAGAACTCGCGCTCCCATTGATCACCGACCGCGTCACCCGTGGAGCTTGGTGCGTTGTCGCGGAGGCTTACGGGGGCTCTCTGGGTCAATCTCTCATATTGTTCATCGTCCAACGTCAACAAGTACCGCGTAAGGCGATCAATCTCCGAAGCAGAATCAGAGAGCGGGGGGAGTGTGTGCTGAAGAAACGCGAACTCGGGGCGCTCCCTCTCCGCCTTCACTCGCCTCTCGAGATCCGCGAAACCACGCGAGCGCGTGGCGCTCCACCTCCCCTCGTATCGCGAAGAGAAGCTCGTCATCCTCTTGCGCCCATTGATTCAGCCAATCAGGAAGATCAACGAGGTGAACGGACAACGTCGCCAGAGCCGCGAAGCGTGCTTGTGCGTAATCGCTTAGCTGCGCCCACGGGACACCCGCGAGGATCGCGGCGCGTCGATCGATGAGCGTGCGCCCGTCACCGTCAGGAACGCGACACACGAGCGCCTCATCGAAGCGCGATCCGTCGGGCGCTGTATAGCTGACGTTGAGCAATGTCTCGCGGGGGATGAGTTCGTCGCTCTGCGGTGCTTTGTCGAGTTGTCTCAAGTCCATGTGTTACGCCCCGCGCTCGTCAAAGAGTCGTCGAGCTTGGAAGCTCGCGTTGACGGTCACGATAGACCCCGCTTGAACTTGCCAACTACGCGACTCGCACCGCGCCCCCTCAACTCTCCATACGGGCACGTCTGAAACCTGATCATAGACCTCAAGCGTCAGCTCGGGGAAGTTGACGACTTCCGCCGTTCCCCCTCGAGGCATGACCCCGAGCTCTTGGATCGAAGTATTCGTGATCCGCACGAAGTCCGCGTTAAGTGATACGACGCGAGACACGGGGACGAGCTCTTGAGAGTCGATGTTTCCGAGTACGTCGACTCTCTGGTGAGTGATGCTCTCCGATGCAGAGACCCCAGTTGCAAAACCGATCTCAACCCCGTTAACTATGAGCTTAGCGCGAGCGCCTGAAAATACGGGTTCAGCCATTTTTAAAACCTTTGTACAGTGACATCAAGTCGAATGAAGTTGAGCGGCTCGACGGCGGCGACAGTGTAACCGAGGATCAAAGTATCTCCACCGTCTTGAACGACGACATCTTTATAAGCCTTGATCACGCCGTCTTGTACCTGTCGATTGAGTCGGCTTTGTGCGAGGCTCTTGATTCGGTTTGCGGTGAGTGCGCGGTTTGCGTCACCTACGAGGCGATCCAGCTCGGAGCGTAGATCACGAATCGACGCGTTGACGCTCTCGTTCGCGCTCACCTCTGAGTAAATCGGGTTGTCATCCGTCTGGTAAGTGGTCACGCTACGCTCAACGCGGTAACCCAGAGCGCCGAGACTCAGAGAGACAACCCCCGCGAGGATTGCATCGACGGCTTGAGTGTCGCCGTTCCATGCTCCGCTAACCTCGTTAACTCGGGGACGCTTACGCGTCAGGGGCGTCGCGATCGGTGTCCCCGCTTGCATCGCTGCCAACATCAAGGAGAGATAGAGCGGGGAGAGCGTCTCGCGGACACCATTCGGTCGCGTGACGTTGATCGACTGACCCACGATCGCGATGTTTCGATCATTGAGCACCTTTGTATATTGGCTCTCGATGTTCGCGAGACTGGTGTTCGCGGGAGCGGAGACCCACGCGTTACGCTCTCGGCCTGCACGCGCCGCGAGAGGGAGATGCTTCTTGATCTCTTTCTGCTGATCAATATTCGAGGTCCACCCGACGAGGATCTGAAGGTCACTCGCCTCGATGGTCGCGAGCGCGGAGGTCCAATCGCTGAGACTCGACGCGGAGGACGTGCCCCCTTCGAGACGCTGCGTCACTGAAGCCGCGCCGCCGCTCTGTGCAAGAGGCTTTGTTCCTCCGCTCGCGCGCTCTACAGACACAAGCCGCGAAGAGCTGAGCGCCTCAATCACCGCGTAGAGATCCGCGCGGAAAGTGGCCTTGTTTCCGAGACCAACGATTGAGCCGCTCGGGATCGCGTCGATCTCTTTCGCGGGATATGAGCGCCCCGCGTCATAGGTCGCCGCGAAGCCTGAGAGCGCATTAAGCGCCGTCACCATCTCGGAGAGTGAAGCGTAGTCACTCGGGTCGATGCTCAAAGATCCTTCGATGTCGAACGTCCCCGCGTAAACGGTGTCGTCGGAAGAAACAGAGATCGACGTGATTGAGGAGTAAGTGTTCGCGGTCGTCTGCTCGACATCGTTCCCCGAGGGGAAGGTGAGCGTCTCCGTAACCACCGCCCCCGCGTCACTCAATCCGTTAATTACGAAGGAGAGCGGCGACGTGTGCGCGGCGGAGGACGGCGTAATGTCGAGCGTGCTACTGAGTGACATATCGCTCACATCTACGCTTAATGATCCGTTGTTCATCGCGCCCGTTGTCTGACTCCATGAGAGCGAGAGCGCAGAGCGCGAGGCCGCGAGGGTGACGAGGGTCAACAGAGAACCCGCGTAATACACGGAGGCGAGGTCACCGCTTTCGATCCCCTCGAAGATCTCCTCGAGGGAGTCGCGGTTCACGGTGATCTTTACTTGATCCGTGTTCTCGTTCTCGACTTTGACCGTCGTTCGATTTCCCCTCGCGCCGTAGAGCTTGCTTTTCACGCTGAGCGCGTTTCCGCTGTCAGCGTCCAAAAGCACCGCGCTCGCTTGGGTCGTGGGCTGCACGTTCAGGAAGCTCAAAGAAGCGACGCCAGCGGGGACGCGCTCGTCTTCGCTTGGGTTGAACGCGATCGAACCGAGGAGCGCGAGCTCGGGATCCGTCGGGTCATACGCGACGAGATCACTCGCACTCGTAAACGCGAGCGCTTCACTCTGTTTGAGCGTGGGGAAGTCGCCCACGATGCAAAGATTCCCCGTACTCGGTTCTTGACCTCCGAGCGAGGAAGCGTCGACCGCCGCGTAAACTGCGGGACGGTAGACTTTTAAGCCGTTTAAATTCAATGATGCAGGCATCTAAAGCCCTCCTTTTTTCGGATTATATCACACATCAACGAGCCCCTGATTTCCTTGACCGTCGTCTTGATCGCTCGACAACACAAGGAGAGCATCACCCGAGAACACAGGGACTTCAAACTCTGCGGAGTTCGGGATGGGGATCGCGATGCGACGGTCTGCGGAGTAGGTGAGACGACGCACGAAGATCCCGAGTTCTTCGGCGGCGAGTTCTTCCTCGGGAGCGAGCGCGTCCGCGCCTCCATATTCAACGAGATGATAACCCGCGCGATGGAGAGAGCGGCGAGCGATCGCGATGCTCGCGCGTGCGAGAACTTGGTAAACGCGCACCATATCGGGAGTCTTCGCGAGTATCGTGATCTCACAGACCTCGCGGATCAGATACGAATCAACCGCGCCTTCAGCGTTGCGATTGTCGAAGTCTCCGAGAACGGTCTGCGTCACAGACTCGGAGAGGTGCGAGACGATGAGCATCGGCGTTTGATCCGTACCCCTCGCGTTTCTCAAACGAAACTCGGGAAAGTGGTCACTCAGCTCGGAGAACCACGCACCGAGGACCGCGTCGGAGACTCCCGCAAAGAGCGCTTTGAACTCCGTCTCTCGGGTCTTGTAGTACCCAAAACCCGCGCTAAGTACGTTGATCGTGTTCAAGTCGAGCATTAATAAACCTGTGCTATGAGTGTTGGAAGTTGTCTCGCGACCTCGTTCATGATACGCCGCGCTCGAATACCGCTACTCATCCACGCATCGGGGTCCGTGTTCGAGTAACTCGCGGTCCTCCATGTCTGATAACCGCTCGTCTGCATGCGCGGCTTGCCTCCCTTACCTCGAGAGTAAGTCGAAGCACGGCGAACCATACCCGCGAGGGGGTCGCTTACATGATGCGGCTTGAGCTTGGGGACCATGTTCGGCGGAAGTCGCCCCCC